TGAGTTTGCAGGTAGCAATCTTCTTTCTTCTTGAGTAAGAACTAAATATTTATAAATCCAATTACCATCAGGTATTGCAAACTGAGTAGGTGAGAAGTGATTTATATTTAACTTCTTAGCAAAGAGCGGTAGCGCTAACTCGTTAAGTGGATCTTCTAATTTAATATTTTTTAACATTAAGACTGATATAATCATTCAGTCTTATATGTAAATCAGAAAAAGACTGTCAGTCTAAAGTAGATGTTTTGTTGGGTGCTTTAGTTTTGTTCGGTTGTTTCGGTTCTTTCGGTTTTTCGAAATCAATTACGTTAGATAAATCAGGTTCTTTTTTTCTCTTCTTTTTATAAGCATATAAAATGTTGCTATCTCGTTCGTTCCACTTCTTTAAATATTCAACAGGAAACCAACGTCTGCCTCTATAAATAATAAATTGGATCTTTGATACAGTTCTTGAGCTATCGTAAATGTAATATTGAAAAGTTGAGACTGCCATTTCAAGGTATGCTGCAGCATCCTTTTGATTATAACAATCCATACCTCTAATAATTTTTATCTTCACGCTCTTTTCTTAGCCTGTTGTTGTAAAGTTGATATTGCTTTATCTGTTTGGTGTTTCATTCGTTCTATGTTTTGCATTTCCTCATAGATCATACGAACATCATCGTCTCTTTTTACTGCACTAAATAAAAAAGATGTTCCTCTTTTCTTTTCTTCAGCTAATCTTTGTATAATGTTTTCTAAATTTCTTTTTAATTGTTCTTGTTGATCTCTAAGCTGCAACATTTCAGCAGTAGCTTTTGCAGACCAAGCAAGCTTAGCTTCTTCTAGTAATCTTTGTCCTCTGTATGCTTGTTCATTTATTCTAAATAATTGTTCAGCGTATTTATCTTTTTTAATTTGTTGAGGATTAACTATTGCAACAATTGGTGCAGCAAAAGTTGGTTGAACATTTTGAATAACAATATCTGAGCTTTGTGCAGTATCTTTTAAAGTTTCTTTTGCAAATGTATCAGGATTTAATAATCTAGTTTTACCTCTAAAGTTTTCTAAGATACCAATGAAATATCTTTGGCTTTGACCGTATCTAAATAACTCAAGATCGTTATCTTCGTTATCACCAATGATCGATAATCTTCCAATACAATCTTGTCTGACATCATTTGTTGCATAATAAAATAAAACCATTCCATCTAAAGCTGATCCTTCTGATCTAACTTTAACTGCTTTAACATCAGGTCTATAAATATCTCTTGGAACAACAACATAATTATCTTTTAATTTATCTTTCGGTAATGGAACAAGCTCACCTGCATTGTAAGGTAAGTCACCATCTTTAAGTCTTAAAAAATCTACTGTTGCCCAGATAGGAACTTGAGCTGGAGCAAATAAAATATCTGCAGGATCACAACCAAAAACTTTTCCATAAGCAATAGCGTGATCTCTTGTTATATCTCTTTCACCTCTCATTTGTTTCTGCACCATTGAATAATGGATGCCAACTTTATCTGCTATTTGAGATACATCTAATCCTGAATTTCTAATTCTTTCTGCAAGTAATAAGCTTGGTCCTTTGTAATCATACAAACCAAGATCAATTATTTGTTTAGGTTTAGATTTAACTTCGATGTTTAATTGCTTTCCGTATTTATCTTCAACAATAAAGTCTGAAATTTTTTTTCCTATTTTATGATGCTCAATCTTTAAACCTTTTTTCTTATTAATTTCTACGACGTTTTCAATACTCATTCTTGAAAAGTCACTTGAAAAATCTTTAACTCTTTCATCAGGTATAAATTTAAGAGCCTCAGGAAATACAAATTCTATATCGCCAATAATGCTATGTTTAATTTCTTCTTTGTTTTTGTAGATAGAATAAAGGTTAATTTGTGCGGTGTTATTAGCTATATAAATAGAGTATCGATCAAATGTTCTAGGCTCAGTTCTGTTCGGTACTCTTGGTGAGTATGAATGCTCTACATTCTTAGCAATAATTTTGCTCATAGTTTCTTATATAGTTATTCGTCTTTAAATTGCAACAAAAAAAGACTGACAGTCTTGACAAATAAGGCAAGCATATTAACTGCATAATATATGCCAAGAATGCAGTATTTTGACCAGCTTGTATCACCTTTTAGCCATTGGCACAGAGAGCAGCACGATGGAATTAATTATTTTGACCTTGATTGTGTTGGTACTTGTCCTGCCTGCGCAAAGCCATTGTTTCTAGCAGATACTATTTACAATAAAGACTTTAGTTTTAAAGGCAAATCTAATTGGCAGCAAAGACCATATATATTTTTAGCTCAAGCTGCAGAGATACCTTTCTTTGAATTTTATTACACGGTTGATGAGAGTACAAAATTTAGAAATGTAATCAGGTTCGATATTAAAAGGATCTTTCCTTATTCATCTAAACAATGGATGAACTTAACACCAGATCAGATGCTGCAGTTCCTTGAGTATATGTCTTTAAAATCTCACGGTCCTAATTGTGAAAGCAAAGATTATTTAATCAGAAAAATTAAAGCAAACAAATGCGGTAATCAATTTATTAGGCAACAGAATTATGTCGAATTTTTATCTATCTGATACAGTAGTTTTAAAAGAAAATAAGCTAAAGGATTTAGACTTTAGAATTTATAGTTATTGCTGCCATCAGTTTAATGTAAAAACTTTAACAAGTTTTATTAGGCTGGTTGACATATCAGGTACATTTCAAATTGGTTTAGATAAAGTTCAGGAAAGTTTATCTAGGCTAGCAAGAATACATATTGACGGTCTTGCTTTAATATCAATTAAAGATGCAGGTAAGTATCTTGTCTTTGATATGCCAAGACACAAATACTTTGTTCAGCAAATAGGTTTTACAAAGTTTGGTGGTAGTAAAGGATGGTCCACTTTAAAAAATCATACAAGACAATTCACAACAAAAAAATATTTGTTTCCTAATTTAGATCAGAGCGATCTTTACGATAAGCTAAAAGATTTGCCGCGTGAAGAGTTTGATCGAATAAAAGAAACAGATGTTATGTATAGCTGGGTATATCGCAATGTTAAAAAGCATAGAGAAAATAGTTGAAGAACAAATTAAATTAGAAAGATTAATAGTAGAGATCCTCGATGATGCTGCTTATGCAGAAAAGTTTATTGCTGGTCCTCACAACAATAGATGTCCGTCTATGTATCAGGTCCTTGAAAGTTATTATGATAAAAAAGATTGGGGATTTCACGTTAAGCCTAAATTAGTTTTGCGTGCAACACCACGTCAGATGTCAAGATATGAGCTAGCTTTAGATATTTTATTATTTGTTGATGATGATATATCAGACAATCCTAAGTTAGACAGAAAGCTATTGTGGTTGCGAGCTAATCGTTTTCAATGGACTAAGCTTGGAAAGTTTTTTGGTTTTCATCGTATTACAATTAAGAATAGATATAAGAACCTCCTAGATAAATTATCAAATAAATTAAAAAATAACTTTGACAAATTAGACAAAGTGTTTATTTAATTACATTATAATCAAAATAAAAATATTTTTTCTAATATCATAAAATCTTAGAGACTAGACAAATAAGAAATGAGCAGTATAATTTTACTGTATCAAGAACACTTGCATACAAAAGCAGTTTTAAATTAATAATTTTTTTTTACTCTTTTTTTTTATTCCAACAGTTTTGTTTCGCAAATGAAATTCAAACCAGATCGTTGCCAATCATTTACAAGAGGCAGTAAGTTTACTGTTCAATGTAAATGCAAAGGTTATTTCTGTAAAACAAGTAAGAAATATAGATGTAAATTCCACGCTGGCTTATCTGCTGGACCTACAACAAAATCAGGTCTTTTAAGATCATTACAAAATTTAAAAAATGTCAAACAAGATACAATTAACAAAATCGTTGACCGAAAGTTTAGAAACAAAATTAATGAACGGTCAGACGCTGACTTCGATTTGCCAAGCTAAAGATATGCCAAGCTTATCTACTGTCTATAATTGGATTAAAACTGATAAAGAATTTTCCAACAAGATTAGTCAGGCGAGAAAGATAGGTTGTCAGTATTATCTTGACCGTATGATTGATGAACTTGAAACAACAACATCAAAGGATGTTGCATTGGTTAGAGAGAAATTACATCACTACAGGTGGCTTGCGAGTAAACTACTGCCAAGCTTGTATGGTGATAAACAAGAGATCATTCAAGATACTAAAGTTCAAATAACTTGGGAGCAGCCTGAGCAAAAGATAGTTGAAGGTCAGGTAGTTAGCGGAAACTAA